AATGGATTCAATGGCACTGTATATGGGGCTACATTAGATACGAATAGGTTTGGAGAAGCAAATAGTGCATACTTATTTAATAATTTTGACAGTATTATTTCGTCTGCTTCATTACTAAATGATACAGCTTATTCAATATCATTATGGTTTAAAGATAATACCGGAGGCAGTGTTACTTTCAAAGGCTTGGTGTCATGGGGATCTTCAGTGACAAGCAGAAAACCATACACATTCGTAAATAATTTTAATGGTAACTATCGGTATGCTAATGCAATTATAGGTGCAACAAACTACACATTATTTTCATCCACACAATCGCAACCTGTAAACGAGTGGATTCATTTGGTTTTTGTTTGGTCAAATAACGAATTATCAATTTATATTAATAATGTCAAAGAGACGACTACGTTATCCACGCCATTAGCATCGTTAGATAGTGAACAAAATATGCACATCGGGGGAAGTTCTGACGGTACAACAGCTGGGGGAGGTGTGATAGATGATATTTACATTTTTAATATTGGCCTAACAGCTTCTGAAATAAATGATTTATACACAGAAGGAGGGTGGCCATCGCCATGAAAATAATATTAATAACTTTATTTGTGTTACTTACAGTAGAAGCAAGTACGCAATCTAAAAAGCAGGAAATGTTTATTGCTTCTACTGGATTTGTAGGTGGTGCTTGTATAACACTTGCTCCAGCCTTTCCAGTTTTGTTAGTACCTGGCCTTTGTCTTGTTGCTACGTCAATGATAACAGTTACTTATAAAAAATCATACGGTCCCGGAATGGTTGTAAATTCAGTTAAAATATTAGGTATTGAACTTAAAAGCAAAAAATCATGTGCAAATTACCCGTCTTATTATCAATAATTTTTCTTGTTTCGTGTGATTATTTAGAATTAGACATTACAACAGACTACACAGAATTTAGTTTAAATATTAACCCAAGTAAGCCAGATTTACATAAAATAGATAATATAGTAACTATCGATCAGATAGAATTTGAAATGAATTATTTGGGTGTAAATATAGAAGATATTAAAAGTGTTTCTATTAACGATGCTTTTATAAAAATAACAAACGAAAGTAAAGAAAAAAGCTTCGATAAATATTCACAAATGTATGTTGTATTAGATAATTTAGATACAATTGCATGGAATTACAACGTGCAAAAAAACTCATATAAGGTAGATTTTGAGGTAATAAATAAAAATGCTTTAACATATTTCGAAGGTGATACGCATGTTTTTTCAGTTTATGCACAATTAGATGAGCAAATGTTTGATACACTTTCGTTAAACGTTAAATTAAATTATAAAATAACAATAAAATAATATTTATGAAAACTTTCTATTTATTAACTGTAATATTATTATCTTCATGTGCTAGTTATCAGGTAATTAGTTATAACGAAGTTTTTACGCCTTATGTTGTCGTAGACGTAAAAACAGAAAAAGAGGCTGCAAGGTTAGAAAAAAGGATTGAAAAAAAGACTAAGAAAAACATTTACAGAGATGGTAATAAACTTTATTTCAGGCCAAGTGTAGCAAACGCGAAGAGAAAAATTCTTTTTAAAGAATACGGATATTTTAAAAATAAATATATAAAGCAAATTAAAGATCAGTTATAATGGAGCGGATAAAGGGATATTTAGCATCGGTAGGCTTAATAGGGATAAGCGCAATTGGTTGGACCGATTTAATCCCAGCTTTACAGGTTGTTTCACTCTTAATTGGTATAGGGGTCGGTATTACAACTTTGATATTGCATAGACAAAAATATCTAATAAACAAAAATAATGAGAAAATTAATAAATGACGCGAAGGTATACAAAAACGAAAACGGAATAATATTTTTCGAAACACCAGAAAAAGAATTTTCTGTTTTATGGTTCGCGGACGCTCACATGGACAATCCTAAGTCTGAACTAGGCTTTATGCACAAAACGATAAAAGACAATCAAAACTCTTATATAATATTTGGAGGCGATAACCACGACTTGATGCAATGGAAGATGGACAAGCGAGCTTCTTATTCTGCCATAAAAGAAGAACATAAAGGCGATGACTATTTTAATAGGGTTATTCACACAACACAAAAAGAGATAATAGAGCCTTACAAAGATCGTATCATTTGTTTTACTCGTGGCAACCACGAAACTAGCATAACAAGAAAATTAAACTTTGATTTTTTTGATTTTCTTTTACAGGGTTCAAATATTAATTGTGGTGATTTTTCAGGATATATTAATTTTAGAACAAAAATAGACGATAAAAGACAAAATTCTAAATTGCTTTATTATCAGCACGCGCCATCGACAGGAGGCAAAAGATCAAAAGGGATGCTTTCAGTTGATATAATGCTTGGACAAAGACCATCAGCGGACATAATTTTAAGCGAACATATACACACTACTACTATACACCCAGAAACAGTTGAAGTTGTAAATCGAAATTTTAGTTTAAAAGAAAAACTAATCTGGTTTATATTTGCACCTACATTAAAAGCAGAACATAAGGGTCGCAGAGAGGGTTTTTATCACGAAAAAGTTAAGGCCGGGACCACAACGATAGGAGCAATTAAGCTTAATTTCAAATACAATAAAGACAATAATTTGATGTATGTAAAACCTGAATACGAATTAATGTATAATTGATGGCCTACGATAAAATTCGAAATAAAATATGGAGTATCCTTTTAAAAGGACATAATTCTAAATTGTATGATATTGAAATAGCTAACGAAATAACCGAAATGATTATTAATGACAAAGAGTTAAGAAAAGATATAATTGTTTCAGATTTTCAAAAAGAATTAGATAAACAGGCGAAAAATCAATAAATTTGCGTATATGATTTCAGAAAAAATAAAACTACGAAAACTTAGCCGAATACTTGACGAGTATTCTAAATATTTCGGGAAATTTACAAAAGGTTATGCCGAAATTGCAACCGAAAAAGACAAAGAAGATAATTTAATAGAAGATGAAAATGAATATTTTATAGTAAAATTTGACAATCACGTTATAAAACCTGTAAAAACAAAATTAATTCCTATCGAGGATTTAGACGAAGAAATAAACAGATATAGAGCAAGACTTAAATACAAGCAAGAAAATAAAGAAATGATATTAGAATGAGACCAATTGATGTAGCATTAACAGAATATTACACCGCTGAAGGAAGTGGAATGGAAGATAATCCAGAAGTATTAAAGTATTTTGATTCGATGGGATTAGACGGAAAAAAATTACATGATAGTACTGCGTGGTGTAGTGCATTTATGAATTATTGTCATATTAAGACTCGATATAAACATTCCGGGGAATTAAACGCGCGATCTTGGTTAAGTATTGGCAATAAGGTTAATGTGCCAAAGCTTGGAGATGTTTGTATATTTTGGAGAGAGGACCCATATTTATGGAAAGGGCATGTAGGATTTTATATAAATGAAACTGAATATAGTATTCGTTTATTAGGTGGAAACCAGCAAAATATGGTTCAAATCATAAATTATCCTAAAAAAAGATTGTTAGACATTAGGAGGCCAGTAAAATGAAACTAAATCAAATACCAAAGAACCTAATTTCTGAAACACCAAAACAGGATAAAAAGAAAAGAAATTTGTCTTTAATTGTGGCTGGTGTTGGAATAGGTGCAAGAATAGCTTTATCTTTTACCCCAGCTGCACCTTTAGCATTAGCATCCTTAGCAAGCGAATTAATGTGGGCCGGGTTTGCTGGTTTAGGATTAGCAGGATATTTCCAAAACAAAACTATAAAAAAATAAAATGGAAAAATTAGGAATTGAAAAATTAAAAAGTACTGCATTATTGATTATTAATTTAACTGAAGAAATTGCAGAAAAAACATCGGACGGGAAACTCTCGATCTGGGAGGCTATTACAGTAGCAGGTAAAAACTCTAAAGATATTATCGATGTTATCAGATCAGGTCAGAATATTTTTAACGAATATACTGATTTAGACAGCGAAGAATGGAGAAAGTTAATAGAGTTTGTTGAAATTGAATTAGATTTACAAAACGAAGAAATTGAAGATTTGGTAGAAGATATTTTTGAATGGGTTGCAATAACGGCTAAAATGATTTCTCGCTTTTAGTGTTTTTGTTTTAATAGTGTTTTACCCCTCTCCGGAGGGGTTTTTTTATTCCCTTTTAAATGAATATTTTAAATTATTCCCTTTTAGATGAATTATTCTTTGCAGTCATCTATTCGAACGCAATTTTCTCTAATCCATTTACGAGTTCTGTATGAACCGTTTATTCTGTAACAATAAGAGCCTCCTTTTAAAATCTCTTTTCTTTTGTTAAAATTCAGATCAAACACCTGATTATCAGTCGTTATATAAACATCGTAGCACATCCATTTAACTTTATTGTATATTTCTTTTTGTTTTATTGATGTATCTTCCATGTTGTCAGGTGTTTAATCTGTTAATGTACACATATACGCTAGTTGTAGTGCATTAAAACGACACTACAACAACGTGTATAGTTAATGCCTAAGTAAGTGCTTAACCCAAAGTGTAGTGTCTGTTTGCCCATAATTAAAATATTTTTTTGCCAACGCTCTTTTTCTCACTCATACTTAAAATAAAGTGTGCTGTGATTTTAAAGCATCTAAACTTCTTTGTCCGTTACCAAACCACTTTTCATCAAGTTCAGTTCCTATATAATTTCTGTTTTCTTTATAACAAGCAATCGCAGTAGAAAAACTACCCATAAAGCCATCAAAAATCAAATCACCTTCTTTACTACTATGTAATATTATTTTGCGAATAATATCGTATTCTTTTTGGTGTGGGTGGCTTGTATCTGTATGCTGTACGTGTTTCATTTTCCAAACATTACTCATATCCTTTCTATTATACTTTGCTTTGCCTTTTTCAAGCACCAAACAAACCTCGTACTGGTTTCTAAAACCATAACCCATACCAATATTGTTTTTAACCATTATACAAAGCATACGGTAGTTATAACCGTTATTTACTGCATACTCTTTTATTTGGTTTACAAATTTATGGTTGCTAAACAAGTATAGGCTTGTGTCTTGTTTCATTTTTGGTAATACTGCATCTAAAAAACGGTAGTTAATACTTTCGTCTTCATTGTTTAGTATTTCTTTTTCGTTTCTGCCATAACCAATCCCATCTCCGTAAGGTGGGTCAACTATTACTAAATCCAAACTTTCATCTGGCATTACTGCAATTAAATCAAAGCAGTCTGCATTGTAGATTTTGTTTTTTGCAAAAACAATTTTGCCATCGCTCATAAAAAAATATTTTAATTATTAATTCTGTTCTTAATTCAATCTTTGTGCTTATCAAAGGCACTAACCATACACAATACGTTGTGTACAATAAAAATGCTAGTCTCTCCTAGCAGTCACACCTAAGCTAACTAGTACAACATAGTATCGGACATCGCTCCTTTCGGTTTACGTATGCTACCCGACCTAACACCGTTATACGTGCCTCCCTGTGTCCCACACGCTCTTTTTCTGCCACCGCATTTTTTACAGATACACAACAATGTGTATAAATAATAGCGGTGTTACTGCAATATTTTAAATAACTACTTTTAATCAATCCTTGTAAATATATGAAAGTTTTTGGCTTTAAATCCGCTACTATTCATACACTCGTACGTTATGGCACAATACTACTTTTTACGTGCCTTAAACCTTTCTATATATTCACAAAGTGTAGTTAATACTGCTTCACTCGCTTCTTTTTCGCTCTCGTTGTCATACTTTTCTGCATCTCTTAACAGTTCAAGCATTGTTGCAAATTCTTTTTTTGGTGGTATAGGTGGTACTTCAAGTGGTAATCCTCCAATACTGCTAACTATTTGTTTTTTTCTATTCCAAAACATACCGTACTGTGCCTAACAATTTGTAAAAATAATAGCCGAGTTAAACGATTTATTTAAGCTATTACATATGTTTAATATTCGTTGTAATTTGATAAGTCAGTATTCTAAAACGGCTACTATTCTTACAAGTAGCCGTTATACACAAGCGTAGAAAGTATCGTTCAATTAATCAACACCTGTGCAAATTTGCCATAATTATTTTTGCCCTCGCACGTGTTCTTCGAATAAATCGTACAAGTAATCAGTAAGGTTTTTACCTGCTTTGGCAGCCATTACAGATAATTTATTGGCTGTTGTGCCTTTTTGGTCTAGTTCGCCTTGTATTTTAACGAGTTTTTTCATTAAAATTCCCTCCAAGTTGCTTTTATACCTCTTTTTTTAGGTAAAGTTTCACCTCGCTCAGTCAACTCTTCTAATGCTGCTAAAGCTAAAACATTTGGTGTTTTTTTAACAACAGTTTCATCATAATAAACTTTTACTTCTTTTTTAACTGCTCCTGTTTTTTTGTTTCTGAATGTTACTAAATAAGCTTTCATAATCGTATCTTTTTAAATTTGTTTATGTAAATATATAGCATATATACGACATATACAAATAAAGGTTACAAAAAATAACCCCTTACCTAAAAAATAATTATTACGTCCGTATTTCAAATGTAGTTAAGTGGTTAAACGCCAGTGTATAACACTTTATAAAAATAATAGCCGTATTCGTGGTAATTGAATCGGCTATACATTTATTTAAGTGTGTCATAGGTTGAAATATCCTGCAAGTAATCGGCTACTATTCTTATAATTTTTCGTTATGGCGCATGAACCGCCCGCACAATCGCCTCGTTTAAACAAATTGCTTCCTCTTGTGCTATTTTTATGGCTTGCATGCAATAATGCCTAACTACTATACTTTTATCATCATCGGTATTGTTGACAATTTTAGCGTACTTAACAATCTTCTCAGTTTCTTCAACAGTGTATGGGCTTATTACGCTTAATTCCTCCGCTAAAGTGCTTGGAAAATACACACAATCACGCGCCATAACACTAAATATAAATAATAAAAATTTACTTCGTTTTGCGGTTCTTTCAAGTTCTCTGCCAAAATTGAGGCAAGCTAAACGGAACTGCATAAAAGCTCCTATACTGGTGTTTAAGTGAATTAATTGTCTTTGTTCTAAATTGTAATATGGTTTCTTCATGTCCGTAAATTTTTACTATTCATACATTAACCGTTATATACAAGGCTACATTCGTACTAACGGAGTAACCCAAACACCTGTTTCATTGCAGTATTTCTTTTCTATAATCCTATCAATAGCAAATGCAGGCTCAAATATTGGGTAAGCACTTGCTAATGTGTAATTTTTACCATTTGTTGTATTTAATTGTTACTACACATAGCCTTGTCCATCATTCACCTCCTAAACTTTCGCCTCCAAAATAACCGGCAACTATATTAAATTCTCTTATAGAGTTTTTTCTAACTTGTCTTTCTAATTCGTCAATAGATTTTAAATAAACATAAGCGTGTTTTTTAAATTCCTTTTGTTTTTTAATGCTTAATTCTATTTTATTTATCTTTAATTCCAATCTGTTTTTTGCAGATTCAAGCTTATTATTCCATTGTAACATTACAATGTTAAATACTATGCTTATTATTAATATTGTTTTCATTTAATTGTTTATCTAAAATTTTTTGAATTGAGTTTAATAAATTATCTATCTTTTTTCGATACTTTTTCGGACATCTTAACTCACCATGCAGATGAGCTATATTAGTTTTATTACAAGTAAAGTACTCGCTTAAAACGGTCCATTTAATTAAGTCTTTTGCTTTTATCATATTTATTGTTTTAAATTTGATTCAAATATATAAAAAACTTTTTAAATAAAAAACAAAAAAATATTATAAAATAATTTGCAGTTAATAAAATTTATATTATCTTAGTAGAGCAATTGAGGATAACCTCACAAAACATAAAAAACAGAAATTATGAAAACAAAAATTAAAAACATCGAAGACAAATCTTTAAGAGAAAAAGTTATAAATACACACGGAGTTAATGCTTATAAAGCAGCCCCTACAAGTGAAGTTCTTGAAATGGAATGTTATATATATAAGTTTAATGTAGAAAACGAAGGTGAATTTGAATATGTATTTATTCCGGAAAATAAATACACAATTGATGGATGTGTCGGAATAATAAATAATAGCAATTTCGTTTATAAAGTAGAGGCTGAAGAATTACGAAAAGAAGCAATTGAAATAATTAACAAGTAATAATATTAACATGAAAACATCAAAAAAATATAATGTAGCTGGTCAAATAATCAGTGCTAATACCAAAAAAGAAGCAGTTGAGAAATATATTTATTATCGAGATAATTGCTTTATGAGTAATTGCAATCGCAAATTTTCAACGCTATATAGATTAGCATTTTAAATGAATATTAAGCAACTTAAAAAAGAACTCGGATTAAAGGATAAAAACCTTGCCGAGTTCTTCGGATTAAATCCGGTAAGCTATTATAAAATCTCGGCCCGAAAAAGATACGAAGAAAGTTTTATTCAATGCATAATTATAAAATTTAAACACTATGAAAACAGAGAAAATTTACGCTTTAATTAAAGAACATGCTGTCAAAAATACAATAACTTGGCAGCGAGGTAACGAAGAATTTAGTAAAAATGGATTAGACATTTACTATGAATATTCTAATTGTTTTGATGTAGAAGAAAAAATTTTTAACGACATGCAAAAAGAAATTGAAGTTTCAGGGTCCTTAGAAATATACAATATTAAAGTATTTAAAAACGAAATCGAAACTGAATTAGAAGGTTTCACAATAGAAAGCACGGAGTTATGAGAACTTACATTTGCGAAAATTGCGGAGAGACAGTATACGGCAAGTTAAAAACTTGTACGGTATGTGGAAGTGAAAACCTATACGAAATTAAGTCTTTTGATTTATTCGTTGAACTATCAGAATTAACAAAACCAATAAATTTAAACTAATGAATAGGCTCAAACAACATGAAAACTGTATTGAAATACTAGAGGCCATTGAACGATTTGAAAGGTTTAAATCTGACAAAAAATACAGTATATTTTTTCATTCTAATTATTTTACAGGAATGAAAAAGAAGCTTAGACACGAAATAGAAATTTACGAAATGTGTATTAAAAGACTAGAAGAACGTTATAAAAAACAATTAAATAAATTAATTAAATTTTAAAATTATGGCAATTAACGCAACAAACACAGGCAATGCAATCGAATTAATTCCCCCAGGAAGTTATGTAGCAAGATGTTATTCTATGATTCATATAGGAACTATTAATGTAGAATATCAAGGGCAGACAAAGATGCTAAACAAAGTAAGGCTAACTTTCGAACTGCCGACAGAGTTAAGAGTGTTTAACGAAGAGAAAGGAGAGCAGCCAATGGTAAAAAGTAAGGAATTTACTTTGTCTATGCACGAAAAAAGCACGTTAAGGCAATTTTTAGAATCATGGCGAGGAAAAGGATTTACAGACGAAGAAAGTAAGTTATTTGACATAACCAAACTTTTGGGAATTGATTGTATGCTTTCAATCATACATAAAGAATCAAAAAACGGTGGTAATTATGCCGATATTAGTAGCATTTCAAGAATTCCTAAAGGTATGAAATGTCCGCCACAAGTAAACGAAAATTTTGAGTTTAATTTTGAAGATAAATTCAATATTCAAGTATTAGAAAGTTTTCCTGATTTTATAAAAGATAAGATCAAATCCAGTCAAGAGTACATTAAAATAACAGGTGATTTAGAGGAAATTGAATTACAAAAAGAAGATGAAGATTTACCGTTTTAATTTAAAAATTATGAGTATAATTAAAAACACTTATGTAGAAATAGAGCAGCTTCAAATAGAAGCGATAGAAGGTAATATAAACGAGCTGGATGCGTATATACAGCTCTCAGACCTTGAAAAAAAAGTAAAAGAAGTAAAAGAAGGATTAAAAGATTATGCCTTAACTCAGTGTAGAAAATATCAAGAAAAAAGTTTCGTTCATTCTGGAAGAAAAATCCAGATTAGAAACACAAAACGATGGAGTTATAAGCACGCTAAAGCATGGCAAAAAATTACAGAGGAAAGGAAAACGCTTGAAATGAAAATGCAAGCAGCAAATTTAGCCGGATTGGACACTGATTCTGAAACAGGCGAAACAATAACACCTGCACAGTATGTGACAGTTGAAACTATAGCGATAGGATCATGAGCGAATACGACAACTTTATGTACGATTTGAATCCTAAAGGCTTTCAGCGATTAGTCAGGCTAATTTTAACGATAATAGCAGTTTCCATAATCACAATGTTGTTATTAAAATGTTCAGCTACACAGACATATTAAAAGCCTGCGAATATGCACAATTGCCGGAAAAGTTAGCTAATGAATTACTGGCTAACCTTCCGGCTAAAAGATCAAGCAAACAAAATTCTTCGCTGCACTTGTTTTTTAAGAAAATTGCAGACGCTTTAAACGAGCAGGGCCAGACGTGGAACTATCAACATTTGATAACTAAACAACTTATAGAAGTTCCGTTTTCTTTAGAACTTATTAAAGAGTATATTTGGAAGCCGATACAAAAAACTTTATTCGGAACAGATAGTACTACTAAATTAACTACTAAAGAAATTAACGAAATAGTAGATGTTATAAATCTACATTTTAGTAAAAATTTTGAATTAACTTTTGAATTTCCACATAATGAGTAGCATAAAAACGGTTGATAAATGGTTTTCTGAATACATAAGAAAACGAGATACACAGTCAGGAGCTGTAAGATGCCCGACATGCGGTGGCGTGATTACTTACGAAACATCGGACGCAGGACATTTCATTTCTCGCAGGTTTATGAATACCAGATGGAACGAAAAAAATGTACATGCCCAGTGTAGGAAATGCAATCGATTTCAGTATGGGAATCAATATGAATTTGGTTTATTTATTGATTCAAAATACGGAAAGGGTGAAGCTGAAAAACTTTTATTCTTGTCTAAGTTAGAATACAAACCAATGCCACACGAATTAAAAGAAATTGCTAAATATTTTAGACAAAAAATTAAAGAATTATGAAAACAGTAATAGTAACAGATTATCTACCAAAAACAAGGATATTAATTAAAGAAGAAGATAACGAACAGGAAAGAATACGACATTTCAAAAACAAACAATTAAATAAAAAATTAAGATGGTAGAAAAAGCCTTACGACAAAACGATCCAAGTGATTACTTTGATAAATTAAAAGTTAATGTAGTACAAATTAAAAATGAGGATTTAAAAAATGGAACAAATTGCAAATCGCGAATTGCAAACTGCTGAATTTTTAATTGATGAATTTTTAAAATTAGAAAATCCAGAGGCGGTAAAAGAATATGTTAAAAGACAGGTTAAATGGAGCATTACACCAAACTCGACAACTAGCAAAATAATACAGTTAGCAGATAAAAAACTAACTAAATATTATGAAAGTTTAGTATGAATTTAAAAGAGATTGTAACAAGGGACAAGCGAATCCCAGTTATTGAAGATGAGTGTTTATTTGTAATAAAAGAGTACATAAAAGAGCGAAAGGGAATAGACGTAAATCCAGTAATTAATTTAGACACAAGCTTAATGCTTCAGTATCAAATTATGAATAGATTATTTTTATGTGCATCAAATTGGTATTTAGAAAATAAATACAAAGAATAATATATTGTTTAAATTAATTTTGTATATTTGTTAAGCATTTTTTTAAGTAAAGTTTTTCATAGATAAGTTAGTATTTAGTGATTTGCCCCGGCTACGGTCGGGGATTTTTTAGCAAAATTTAATTTACAAGTAAATGAATATACATAAGACAAACGAAAAAATTTTAATTTGGATGCATAGAACAAAAATTTCCGGGCAGCAGATAGCAAATGAAATAGGAATAAGCCGACAAGCATGGAACGCTAAAATGAAAAATAATAATTTTAGTGTTGGAGATATTATAACAGTAAAAAGAATGGGTTTTAAAGATTAACATTATGGGTGTTATTCAGGATATAAATGAAAATTATTACACTGGATGGATAAAAATATTCAGATCGATTAGAGACCACTGGATATGGAAGGACCCTGAAAAATTACAATGGTGGATCGATCTTCTTTTAGAAGTAAATCATGAAGATAAAAAAATTGCAATTGGATATGATATATTTGAATGTAGCAGAGGTCAATCGTTAAACAGTTTATTAACGTGGGCAAAAAGGTGGAATACGAATAAAAGTAAGGTAATTAGGTTTTTAAGCATGCTACAAAAAGATGATATGATACGAATTGAAAACGTAAAAAAAACGACACGGATAACTGTCTGCAACTATGGCGATTATCAGGGTGTGCGGAACGAAAGCGAAACGCAAACGAAACGCAAACGAAACGCAAACGAACACAAACAAGAATTAAAGAATTATAAGAATATAAGAATAGAAGATAGCATACAACAATTTAAGGATGAGGTTAAGCAATATTCTAACGAGTATCAAACCGAAATGTTAAAAGCATTTTTTGAGTATTGGAGCGAACCTACGGTAAAAAAAGACAGAATGAGAAAAGACTTAGAAAAAACTTGGGACACTAAACGAAGATTAAACACATGGTACAGGAGAGGAAATGGAAAATAAAATTGAAATACTAAACGACATTTTAAGCAAAACATGTAAAACTGATAAACAATACGAGTTTGCTTTAAAAATTTTAAGGGAAATTATAGAAGAACAAATTATGATTAATTCTAAGCTTAAGAAATTAACCGAAAAACAATACAAAGATTATTTTAAAACAATAAACAAACTAACTAAATTAGTTCAGATATTTGGATTAACAGAAGTGGACTTCCTTGTTATGTCGGAAGGTTTTTTAGATTTCGTTTTAGAATGTAAAAAAGAACTTAAAAAAGAGATAACTTGCAGGCAGTTAACAAATTTTAGAAGTCTTTATATCAATTATTGTTCTTATAACGGATTTAACCCGTCAAATTTAAACGATCTCAAAAAATTCGAACATGATATTAGAAAATAAAAGAAATGTCAAAAACAAGCCTTTAAATGTGTTAAACTACGAAGATGCAAAAGTGGTTTTAAATGGGGGTTATGAAAAACCAGATTATAATTTTTACATTAAGGACACAGGAGTTTTTACAAAAGGAAACTTTTCTGTAATAACAGGGAAAGCAAAGAGTAGAAAATCAACTTTACTAAGTATGTTTTTGGGTGCTTTTTTAACCGATAGAATAATTCTGAAATGGTTTGAGTCTGCCGGTAATGGTAAACTAATTTTATTTGACACGGAGCAGAGTAAATTTCATATTCATAGACTTGTTAAATACGCTTGTTTACTTTCTAATAACGAACTACACCCAGAAAATTTTCAGGTTTATGCTTTAAGACCATTTAACCCGGTAGAGCGCTGCGAAATAATTAACGAAATATTAGAAAAAGAAAAAAATATTAATTATGTTGTAATTGATGGTATTAGGGATTTGGTACACGATTTTAACAGTGCTGAAGAGGCAACGGAAATAAGCACAAAATTAATGAAATGGACTGCAGAATATAATTGTCATATTACAAACGTGTTACATCAAAACAAAGGTGATAATAACGCGAGAGGACATCTTGGGACTGAATTAGTAAACAAGGCAGAAACAGTATTGTCGGTGGAAAAATTAGAAAACGTTAGTAAAGTAGAGTGCGCGCAAAGCAGAGGTATGCCCTTTGATGGGTTTCAGTTCGGGATAAATATTAGTAATAAGTTATTTATAGAGCCTTATATTGGGAAAGATGATTTTTAAAATAATTAGTAAAAAGATTAGATTAAATTAAAAAAAAAATATTAATTTGGCTATTAAAAAAGAAAATGAACGATTATAAAAAAATAAACGAGTATAAAAAAGAAATAGATAGGCTGAATAATATTATAAATCAAATGGAATCGCGTGCAGGTGCAGACACGCAACTAACTTATATTAACAGACTAAAAAAAGAATGTTAGAAACAATAAAGAATACGATGCCGTAAATAGGAAAATCGCCTTACTTGACGTCATAACAAATTTTAATTGTGGCTAACGGACTGCGGTAAGAAATCGTGCCGACAAATATTCACGAATGATGAAACGAAGTACTAACGTAAAAAAAGAAAAAAGGGAGGCAAAATGGCCTGGTATGATTTGAATGAAAAACAAGAAACGAAGAAAGAATATTTGGCGAGAGTAAAATATGAAGAAATTATTTGCATAAAAGCAAAGTCGTTTATGGATATTGTAGATGGCGAACTTAAATCAAATGTTCAATATCGGATAATTACAGAACATGGATTCAATGCAATTACCGTAATTGAATACATATCGAAATTTTACGAACTAAGCGAAATTTATATAGCCGTATATCGAATGAATCAACAAGCGGTAAATAAATTGACAGAGTTTATTGATAATGAAAATATAAGTTGCAATATTTTACTTTCGTCATTTTTTAGGGATAATAAGAAATATGAAAAATGGAGTAAAGATTTAATAACATATGCCGAAAATAAAAAAAATGTGAAAGTATCATTTGCATGGAATCACGCAAAAGTATTTTTAGCGAAAACAAAAGATAATCGAAACATAGTTTTTGAAGGCTCCGGGAATTTATCAGATAATGCAAGAATAGAACAATATATAATAGAAGATAATAAAACGACATTCGACTTTCATAAAAATTGGATTGATAACATTTTAAATTTAGAGTAATGAAAATTTTAAAAGAACAAGAAGAACAGGTAATTAATTTTGGTGTATTTGATTACAATGCAAAAAAAATAGCCAGCATTTTGGGGCTTGAAAAAAATGAAGTTGAAGAAGAATTTAAAAATAAAGATTCACAACTTAGTAAATTGTTTCAAAAAGGCAAAGACATGGCAGATTATGTAATTGATTTGAAATTGTTTGAAATGGCTAAAACAGGAGACATAAAAGCATTGGATAAACTCGATTCAAGGAAGTGGGATAGAACTCATTAACACTTTTTAAAAAAGAAAAAAGCCAACGCTTTTTGCTTTTTTTGTCAGAATACGCACAAACTTTAAAGCGAGCGATTAACCCCGCTGCATACAAAAATTATTTATATGCGTAACAAACAAAATAAAATCATGAATCCAAACTATTTAAAGAAATACAAAAACAATGATACAAACAGACCTTTATTATCAAATTTGGAAGGAAGAATATAACAAAATTCAGAAAACTACTCAAATATCTGATAAACTTTTATATGAATATTACAATTCTGGAATGACACCAGAACAAACATGGAACGAAATCAATTATTTACCTTTTTAAAATGACAACACAAATAACAATCGCCTTAATACCTGCTTTTTTAGTAATAATAGGATTTATATTTACATGGATATGGGTAGCGACACACAACAAATAACAGGAGAGTATTTAACACAATCAGGGAAGAAAATGAAAGTACTTGGTAAAGTGTGTGAGAATCCTAACCAGAAAAATAAAAGGTATTTTTACAGATTAAAAATAGGTAATACTTTTGTAGAACAAAACGAATCAGCGTTTGAACGATTTATTAAAACATGTCATAAATTATGAAAACATTTACAGACGAAAACGGAAAAAAGTATAAGTTAGTTCCTATTGAAGAAGAAAACAAAGAATTAACTTACAGTGATATTTGCGAAACGCAAGATCAAAGATGGTATTTTGATTTTTTCGGAAATGCTAAGTGCTTTGATGACGACAAGTATCATTTAGACAAAGAGGAAGACGCTCAAAAAATTAAAATACTAATAAAGTTATTTAATATAGCGTCTTATTTTAATGGTGACTGGAAGCCTGAAAAAGAAGAATATTGTCATTATATTGATATATACAGGGGTATATTAGAGGAAAGTGATTATATTCAAAGCAACAGGAATGATTACGAAAACATTCTTATTCCGCATTTTAAAAACGTATCAGATGCAAAAACAGCTTTAGAAATGATTAAAGAAGATTTAAAAGAGTTAGAATAATTTTGTATCTTTGCATCATGGAATTACAGTTTGTATTCATATTTTTAATAGCTTGCGCTTTTGCAATAGCGTTACAACTAGACGAATGAACTGGACATTAACACCCATACAGGCAAGGCAAATATTAGAACATAATAATATGTTTAATGACTTGCATTTCGCTTGGGAGTTTTTTAAACAGTATGCGGAATTATTTGACGACAATTTACAGGCTTTTGCAGAGTATGAACATATATATTTAGAGAACGCAGGCCGATTGGGTTACGAAATAATTGATACCGAATATGAATATATTGCAACCGGTTTCGAAAGTGAATCAGATTTAAAAGCAAGCGCTTGTATTGTGATTATGGAAATAATAGAAGAAAAAATACAAAGTAGAATACGCGATAAGGTAATTGAAAGTTACAACATATTTTTTACGGTTGAAAAAAATTAGATTTACAAGATGGCAATAAAAATATACAGCATAATATCAGTTTTAATTATATTCGTTTGGTATTTATGTCACATAATTAAAAAATACGGTGTATTAAAATCAATTAGTGCATCATTTTACGAAACAAAAGACAAATTTAGATTATTTATGTTCGGTATATCAATAAGTGCAATACCATTTGGATTGTGGCCAACAAAACCGCTATTCTTAATCGGATTAATACTTTTGTTTATGGTGGGAGTTTTCTCCGATACACGAAAAAGCAACATCATAATGATAATTCATTCATTATGTGCAACCGGGGGGATATCCTTACTATTTTTAAGTCTAGGCTTATATTGGGCAATATGGTTTGTAGTTCCTTTAATGTTAATAGGGAGCCTAATGATATACAAAAAAGCAAAATTTTGGATTTGGGGGGTGGAAGTACTCGCATTTGTGTTAGTTATTTTAGGTTTAGGAATAACGCTTAAAAAAGATAAAAAATAAATATTCTATTACAGAATAAAAGAGAATGCCATTCGAAAAAGGAAGAAATAAAACAGGAGGTCGCAAAAAAGGTGTGGAAAACAAGGATAAAAAACAAATCCGTGAATTTATTTCTATGTACCTAAATGAACACACTGAAAGATTGGAACAAGAGCTGAATAAACTTTCAGGAAAAGATTACATAAACGCGATAACCGGGCTTTTAGAATATTCAATACCTAAACTAAACAGGACTGAAATAAAAGACGAATCAACAAAAGAGATTATTGTTAAGAAGGTAAGAGAATGATAGTTGATTTACAGGATCGTTCACTATACACAACAAGTTATTTTAAAATAGAAAAGATCCTTCAAGAGCCAACAAGGTTTAAAGTCGTTTATGGGGGGTCCGGTTCGTCAAAGTCTTTTTCATATTACCAACATCTTATAATTCAGCTTTTAGAGGAAAAGAATCACGACTTTCTTATTCTTAGGAAATACGGAACAACGATAGAACAATCAGTATTTAACGGTATAAAAGGCATAATTCAAACATGGGGTTTAGCTGATTATTTTACTTTTACTAAAAGACCTTATGTAATCACCAATAATATTACTGGGGTTAAAATGCTTTTAATGGGTGTCGATGACCCGGAAAAATTAAAGTCGATTGTAAACATTAAAAGAGTATTGCTCGAAGAGGCTACAGATTTCACCTTTGCAGACTTCAAAGAAATAAACAGACGTGTAAGAGGTATAGAAGGAATACAGATAGGCCTATGCTTTAACCCAATCAGTCATACGCACTGGATTAAGAAACACTTTTTCGATACACCAGAAATAAACAAAAATACAAGTGTGGTTAAATGCAGTTACCAAGATAACGAATATCTTACACAAGAAGATATTGACCAGCTTCATCAACTTAAATTGATTGATGAAATGGATTATAAGGTCTATGTACTAGGTGAATGGGGCATATTAACAAATCGATTAATATTTAAAAATTGGTCCGAGTGCGATAGCATACCAGGAGAAGCAAAAGAACTTCCGACAGGTTTGGATTGGGGTTTCGCAAACGACCCTACCGCAATCGTAAAAGTTTACAAATTAGAGAACACATTATATCTTGATGAGGTTTGTTATGAAACTGGACTTACTAACGATGTTATCGCTGAAAGACTTAAACAAGCCAATATAAAAAATTACATAGTGGCAGATAGTGCGGAGCCTAAAAGCATACAGGAATTAAGAAAGCACAATTTAAATGTGTATGCAGTTAAGAAATACCCGGGAAGCATAAAGGATGGTATCAAGCTAATGAAAGGCTATCAAATTAAAGTAACCAGCAGAAGTAAGAATATCATTACAGAATTTGAAAACTACGTTTACAAGGTAGATAAGGCTGATAATATACTACCTGATCCGGTAGATAGCTATAACGATTGTATAGATGCGATTCGGTATGTAATTTTAATGAAAAACAGGCTTTGGTAAATCCTATTTAACAATAATTAACTCACGACAAGACTATATTCAAGACAATATATCAGTCAAGATAAAATAAAATTAATATACAATTGTTTATTATGTTAAATAGAATTTGTATATTTGCGCATACGCGTAAAAAATGAGATTTACAAATAGGCTAAAAAATGCTTACTATTCTCTGATTCACCCCGAGAAGCTTGGCGGTTCGATATTCTATCCCGTCAAATCTAAGTATCACAAAGAGCAAAATATACTTAAAGATTTTGAGGAAATCCCCGAACTTAACGCGGTTATAAACTGGAAGGCTCGCGCTTTTTCTAATATGAATCTAAGGGTGGTATCTAAAACAACGGGCGAAATAGTGGAAAATGATATATCTACACTATTAAGACAGCCGAACTGGTGGCAGGGGCAAGGAGAATTTTTAAAGCAAACCAAATTATTTCATGATATATTCGGAAATGAGTTTTTATATTTCTTATCTACAGTAGGATTTAACACGGTTAAGGCTTTCTATACAATGCCTCCTCAAAACATGGAGGTATGCGATAAGAACGAATTACCTTTCTTCATGTCGCTTGAATCAAATTTACAGTATAATTTTACATGGAAAGGGAAAGAGTACACCCTAGATCCTGAAAAAATAATTCATTTAAACGATAACAACGTAAATATAAACTCGGAAAACTACGTGTTAGGCAAGTCTAAAATAGAATCTTTAAAGGACCCGTTAAAGAATATTAGAGCTTCCTATAATGCTAGGGGTGTTAATCTTTATCAAAACGGACCTATGGGTATTATTTCAAGTGCAGCCCGTGATGGTGCTGGCTCTATTCCGTTACTACCCGAGGATAAAGAACAGGTACAAAAAGAACTAAGAACATACGGAGCTTTAGAAAATCAGTTTAAGTATATAGTAACGTCAAACGCTTTAGACTTTACGCCAATAAGTGCTGATACCGAAAAGTTATTGGCATTTGAGGAGGTAAGAGAGGATTTTGATAAAATAATGGATGCCTACGGTCTTACTAAAGATATTTTTTCAAGTGCTGAAAATTCAACGTTTGAGAATAAGAAAGAGGCTGAAAAGCAAGCGTACCAGAATACAATAATACCAGAGGCAACAGAGTGGATCGCAGCAATCAACAAGAAATTTGATACGGGCAACAAGCCTTATGTTATTGTGGGTGACTATTGGCATTTACCAGTGTTCAAAGAGAACATGCAGGAAACAGCGAATACATTACAAACACTTACTAATTCACTTTCTACGCAGTTAGCGGATGGTGTAATAACAGTAGATGAATACAAAGAGAAACTAAACGAATTTTATGAAAAAAAGTAAATACATAAAATTATTAGAAAAAAAGAATAGTGTTGAAAAAGACGAAATAATTTTAAAAGATGGATATACCAAATCTGGAGCAGAAAGAGTTATTTGCTTGGTTAAAGGAGAATAAGCAACTTTTAATTACTGAAAAAAAATCTAGCACCAAACACAGTGATGGACTTTCTGTACATTTAAAAGAAGATATAGCAGACAAGGCGAATAAACCGATTAATGCGAATAAAAACGAGATAAAAGTAAGGGTAGTAATTAACACTACTAATATAATGGACTCGCACAATGACGTTCATCTGAAAGGTATTTGGAACAAGTCTTTAAAAGAAAACAAAAATATATTTCATCTCCAAGAGCACGAAATGAAGTTTGATAAGATAATTGCAGATTCGGACGATCTGGAAGCATACACAAAGTTTTATAAATGGTCTGAATTAGGATTCGATTACGAAGGAAGAACACAGGCTCTAGTATTTGATTCTGTAGTTAAAGCAGAACGGAATCCTTTTATGTTTCAACAATATGCAGCTGGGAGGGTAAAGAATCACTCTGTTGGTATGCAGTATGTGAAGATTGATTTAGCAATTAATTCGAAAGAATATCCAGACGAGAAGGCAATTTGGGATAAATATGTTGACGAGATTGTAAACCAAGACGCAGCAAAAGCGAAAGGTTATTTTTTCGCAGTGCAAGAAGCGAAAATAATTGAAGGCAGTGCCGTACCTGTTGGAAGTAACAGGGCGACACCAACATTAGATAATAATTTAAAGGAGCCGTCTTATGACACTCCAAACGAGCCGTGGAAAACACTCAAAGCAAACGATTTAATTAATAATTACAAAAAATTCAGAAATGGAAACTAAAGAAGTATTAGACTTGCTTAAGGGTGTCGCTGATGAAAACAAAGCAGCGGTTAAGCAAGAGATTAATGACGCGGTAAGCGGATTAGTAAAGGCAGACGAATTAGAAGAAAAAATTAATTCTATTTCAGACGCTAATAATGTATCTTTTAAAGAAGTTAAAGACGCTATCGAGGCACAAGGTGTAGCAATCGAAAGTCTTAAAATTAAAGAAGCCGATAAAGTTAAAAACATTGAAGACTTAATTAACGATGTTTCAGAAGATTTAGCGAAGGTAGTATCAAATAGAACTGGAAAAACTTCTTTTGAAATCAAAACAGACGTAACTCGCGCGAGTGTAACAAATCACACCTTGGCAATGCGCTTGAGTGAGATCGGTCAGTTAGCGTATAAAGCAACTAAATTAGAGCCTATTTTCAATAGTGCAGTTGTTTCTCCGAACTCTAACGGTGTTATTCGTTATGTAGATCAGCAATCGCTTACAAGAAATGCAGCATTTACAGCAGAAGCAGCACAAAAACCAGAATCAGCTATCGTATGGCAAGAGTACACAGAAACAGTACAAAAAATTGCCGATACTTTACCGATAACAATGGAAGCAGCTGCAGACGTTAACTTCATTGCGTCTGAAATAAGAAACTTTCTTTTAAACAACCTTAACCTTAAAATTGATACTGATCTTTATTCTGGTGATGGTAACTCTCCAAACATTAGTGGTATTTATACAAAAGCAGATACTTTTACAGCAGCAGCAAGCGGAATCGGTGGAGCTAATTTATTTGATCTTATTTTAAAGGTACAAGAGGACATCGTAGACGGTGCTCAGTACGTGCCTAATGTTGCCTTAGTAGGTTATGATAAATATAACTCAATGCTACTTAACAAAGAAGCAACAACCAACGCTTACATCGCACCCAATTGGTCTGCACCTGTTGTTATGGGTGGTCAGCCTGTTATGAATGTAAATGGTATTACTGTACTACCTTCTGCATCTGTTACAGCTAATACCATGGTAGTAGGTGATTTCAATTTCGCTACTATTTACAATCTAGGCGGAATTAGTGTTGATATGGGTTGGATTGATAAGCAATTTATTGAAAACATGATGACTTTACGCGCGGAACGTAGATTGGCTATGTTAGTAAGAAACGCACACACTGACGCTTTCCGTAAGGTAGCGGACGTTGACGCAGCATTAACAACTTTAGCATCGTAAATATGAAAAATTTAGTAGTAATATTATTAGCATTTGTTTCTCTATCCGTATTCGGACAAAGAGAAATTATCGACACCATACAGGGTGCAGAAACTGTAAACTTTAGCGCGATGGTTAACGCTGGTACTGTTCAGGTATTATGCGAAGATGACTTCGGCGGAACTTCAGACGGTTTAATCAGATTACAAGGCTCAAACGACAACGTAACTTACAGTACATTGGTTTTTGATGTAAACGATCAGTTTGTTTATACAAACAACGATAACGATTCATTAACTATTGTGGATAATGCTACATGGTTAATTGATCTTGATAAACTTGGTTTTCCATATTACAGAATTACAGGAACTGGAACTTCAGGTGATACGACAAAAGTGACTATTAAGTGGTCTAAATAATTTATACGGGGGTGTAAAAACCCCCATTTAATTAAAACGTTATGTTAGTAGAATTTTTAAAAGATTACGCAGTAAAGAAAAAAGGCGAAACTCTTGATGTTGAAAGCCAATTAGCTGCAAGATTGATAAGCAAAAAAATTGCAAAGAAGTACAAAAAACCTGTAAAAAGAGCAACTAAAAACGCTGAATAATGGCATTAATTGACAGCACATACTTTGTTAATGAAATAAATTTACCTAGCGACAATTTAGCTAACATAGATTCTTATATTACTCTATATCAGGAAGAAATATTAAGAAAGTTATTGGGCTATGAGTTATTAGAAGCGTTGGAGAACGATTTAGATGTAAACGGAGAGCCTCAGTCACAAAGATTTATCGACTTAGTAAATGGTGCTGAATTTAGTTTTGATTTTTGCGGAGACACAATTAACGAGAAGTGGGAGGGATTAAGAGGTATTAACTTTAAATCTTTAATTGCCTACTATACTTATTACCGATATAGAGAAAATACAGATACATTTTTCGATGGTGCTGGTCAAATAGAGCCAAATCACGAAAATTCAGTAAACGGTGACGCTATTCCTAAGTTAGTTAGCGTATGGAATAAAATGATTGATTTATACGGTGATTTTCATTGGTGTGAGTGTTATTTGCCTAATTATTCACCTTCTTTGATACTATTAAGAGATAGCCAAACGTATATTCATTTGAACGATTATCCGAGTGCATATAATTTTTTGTTAGCAAATAGAACAAATTATCCGGAGTGGGTATTTAAACCGATAAGAAAACTTAATCAATACGGAATATGATTGATAGCAGGTTTTTCGTAGATGTAATGGAAGAAATAGTTTCCGATGTTAGGGCTGAATATGATACATCAAACGGATTAGAGCCTTATTTTATATTTGGGCATCCAGTTGAAATAGCAAAGAGATTAAGTTTAAAGGATCAAAACGCAGTCGATAAGTTTAGAAAATTTCCTCTGATTGCTTTATTGACGGATATTACAGAATCCCACGATTTGCCACAATTGAAAGATTACGTAGTTAATTTTACAGCGATAATTGTTACAAACACAAACAAAAACTACAAAAGTGTAGAAAGATATACAAACGTATTTAAGCCAGTTTTGTACCCGATATACGAAAAATTGATTCAAAAAATGGAAGAGTCTTCGTACATACATTTTAAAGGTAATGTAACGCATAATAAAATAGATCGCTTGTTTTGGGGTGCGGAAGCAGTAAATGGTAATACAGGCCTAATATTCAATCAATATTTAGACGCGATACAATTAAATTTTACAAACGTAAGAATAGTTAATAATTACGAGGCATTTTGTAACGATTAAATGAGTATAATAAAACAAATATCGTCTCTGCCTGATACAAAAATAGGATTTGTAAACGGGAATAATTACAGTTATTTAAGCAGTATTTACTTAACATCTACTGATTTTACTTTGACTGATCCAACGGATTACGATGAATATATTGCAGCCTTAGAAAACGGGGACTTAACACCGATACACGATATTTTAGAAATAGAGGACCTAAGTCAAGAAACAGAATTTCACGAAAGTTTACAAAACTTTACATACATAACTAAAAAAGGTAATTACAGACACAAGTTTAAAGTATCATATAACATCGATAAACATATAAACTTAGAAAATATTTCGGGTGCTTCCTTAAATGTTATTTATGTAGATTGTAATAGAAACTTATATCTAACAAACAAAGGTGGTTCTTACAGAGGTTTCAAAACAAATAGAATAGCGATAGATAATTTTTTGTTTGCCGGCACCGACATGCCTTATTTTACAGGGATAGACATAGAGCTAAAAGACGAATCAGAAATAAATAAACATGGTATAGTTAAAGCAGCTTCTTGGAATCCGGATAATGTTGATAGGCTATCTGTCACTATTGATGTTCAATTTATCGACAGTGATAATTTGAACTTTAAGTTAACAAGGTTGGGTGAAGAAATAGAGGGATTGCCAGGCACTTCTATTAGTGTTCACGACAACGTGAACGGTGAACTAACATTCGCGTTTTTTGATAATGCTTCGGGAGTTTACAGGACTAATACATACAGCAGCCAGTTAACTAGCGGATCAATTCAAATACTTAGTGATCTTTATTTGGGTTGCATTAATTATGTAAACACCATAACAGTAGATATAACACAAAACTACGTATTTGAAAATAATGACAATTTTGTATTTGAGAATGATGATAATTACATATTTGATTAATTATGGGAGACGTTAAATTAAGTAGTAAACCAGCAACCACGACAACGGCAGGCACGTTTTTGCCTATTAATGTTCCGGATGGTGGAAGTCCAACGGGGTTCGTTACAAAAAGAATATCAATGGCAAATATTCAGGCCAGTATAAATAATAGTAATAATCCTAATATTTCAGATCTGGAAGACGATGTACAGCAATTACAAACGGACGTGGTTTCTTTACAAGATGAATTAACTAGAGTAACGTTTAAAAGTGTTAGTACAAACCAGACCTTTTCACAGCCACAATACGCCCAAATAGATAGTATTAGTGTTTTGAATAATTCTGGTTCGATGGCAACTTTCTCAATCGGAACAACATCTTCAGGCACCGATATAGTTGATGTTAGAACAATTAATGACACAGACTGGTATTTAAATCAACCCGGAAGTAATGGTGTTAATTCAGATGGTGCAGCTAGGACCGTTTATATTACCGTATCTGGAACTATTAATGTAACAATTTTTTACAGAATAAATAACTTTTAAATTTTTATAATTATGGCAGAATGTCCAAACGTAGTACAGGGCTTACCTGTAGAGTGTAGAAAGGGTAACAAGTATGTCCTTCTACGCGGAATCTTCCTTACAACTTCTGATTTTGAATTTTCAACTTTTGCTGATGCTGGTGATCAAGACAATTGGCTAGATGGTGTAGTAAATAAACAAATTTTTCCTGTTCATTTTGTCGAAGAAATTGAGGACACTACCGAGGTGGTAGAGCCTTATACTTCTCCAAGCGGTGATAAGAAAAAACTCAGAGAATCTAAACGATCTTTCAGACTTAAATTTGATTTAACTTTAGATCAACACAAAGTTTTACGTTCTTATTCAGGCCAAAACTTTAGATTGTTTTGGTACGATCA